GTTATTGCTAAAAGTGATTATTAGCGGCTTACTATTTCCTGCCGGGTCGGTATACTTAACCTTAATGTTGTTTCCCTGGCTTCCCGGGGTTTTCCATGTCCAGACCAGGTCATTGTTGTTCCCTGTCAGGTTAGTTGTCAGACTAGCTTTTGCCCCGGCCGTATACTTTTCATATTTATTTGTGCCGGTATTTTTTCCAAGCACCCTTCCGCTAGTTAAATCCCCCTGGCTTGCCGCCAGCAGGACGGAGATTATCGGCCCTGCGCTTTCAGGGTAAGCCAGTATTTTTCGGTCAACGTAGGTTTCAATTGTTTGAACATTCGGGTCCCTTGTCATTTTTTATACCTCCTTATATCACATATTTACCGTCTTCAGTGATTTTACCGCCCATCGCCTTTATATCCTCGTCAGCCATTTTTTTAACAGCTTCCGGACTATCAGGCGGGGGTGGGCTGGTCTGTTCACCAAGTTGCCCCATTTTGATCCTATGCGCTTCAGGCAATGCTTCCAGTGTGGCAAACACCTGATTTGCCATACTGACTTCTTTGTCATCGGCCAGCTTGACCATGGTCGTCTCGTAGGCCGGGTTCGCCATCAGGATCGTCTTGGCCTGTTCGCACATAGCCGGCGGGATTCCCTTTGCCACTAAATCTTTGATACGATTTTCAACCGTAGCAGTCCAGAGCGATAGCTTTACTTTTTCCTGGTCAACTTTGGCCGCCGCCAAGTCTGCTTTGGTTGCCGCCAGTTCTGTCTTCATACTTTCCAACTCAGCGAGCTTGTTCTTGTCATCTTTGTTCTTGTCACCACTACACTCATCCTGGTTGCCGGATTTAAACTTCTCCACAAAACCAACGAGAGTATCCGCCAGCTTCTTTAATAGACTGTTGTTTTCTTCAAGCAATTTTTCTTGTCCCACTTTCTCATCCTCCTCGTAATCAAGATAGATTTTTTCAGGTTCATCCGCCAGCATCACTGCATCCGGAAGCTTAGTCAGAAACGGCTCATTTGTTAAAGCTACCGCCGAAAGCACTGCCCCAACGGAGAGCCCGGTTTCTTTATCCACATAATTCGGGTCATACTCAGCACTGGCAAACCTGTACCGCTTTTCCTGTACTGCCCTGGCTATGTCTTTATTGGTTGTATCCGCTATAGCATAGAGATAATCTCCTTCTTGTGCAATATTTTTAATCCAAGCTTCAGCAGGAGCATCGCCAAATATACCCCTATTGTCGCTGTCATGACCAATCCTAACGAAAGGCTGCCTCCCCAGCACATGACGTTGAAAATTAGCTTTCATCTGGTCAAATATTTGCTGCGTGCCTTCAACTGCGCCATACTTCGGATGCTTCCACCGACCCCAAACGGAAAAACGGTATCTTCAATTCGGCCAGCTTGTCGTATTCACCAACTCCATGCTCCTTGGCCGCAGCTATCAGCTTTGCCCTAGCCTTCGCTTTTGCTTCGGCAGACAAATTAGACTGTGACAACCTGGCCAGAGCATTACGAAGGTGCGGCAAGTCAACCTTGCCGTTTTCGTCTTTGTACGGCAGATGCCGTAATGAGCGGGGGACTGTTTTGTCTTTGTTATCCTTTTTTCCCCCGGGCTCAATATAAGCAAAACAAGAATCCGGCAAATCGTTAATGTATGCGGTTGTCCACTCCATACTTTTACCCTCTCTTTCGTTATTTTAAGCCGCCGTTCGCCAGCCCTTCGGCAAGGGGGCCGCCTTGTCCCAATTCAACTTTTCACCCGTTAATAGTTCCGGCTGATACACGCTGTACACCGGCCTCAGCACCGACCGGCAGCGCCCGTGTAGCGGGGGAGTGTTATCTGCCAGCCGGGGATCATCCATCGCCATAATCAGTCCATGCCTAGTTTGACACTGAACACTTGTACGCTTGTCCAAAATAGCGCTGAACTGCACATAATCAACTTTGTGCTCTGCAAAACCGGCCAGCCGCCCGCGGTTGTAAGCATATGTCGTTTCGGTGGTCGTTATCAGCCCAGCCCGGTTACGGTTAATACTTAATACTTCTTGCAACCGCTGTTCTACGTCTTTCCTTGGCGACCCAAGCAGTCGTTCCATCAAGGTCTGCTTAGTTTGAGTAAGCAGATCCGCTTCAAAATCACCAGCTAAAATCAACTGCCTAGCTTGCAGGGCCTTTATCGCCTCCACCGGCTTAATCCAGATTTCAAACCGGGGTACGTTCGGCAGTAAGAAATCTTCATCAGCCAGCTTACGGCCAGCCCGCTTTAGAATATCTTCTGCTTCCAAATCGGCATGAGCTTGCCCAATACTGTAAACATGCGCCGCGTAGTTGGCCAGTATCGGCGCTAACAGGCCGGCGCCAGGCAGAATAAACGTCGATACCTGTTCAGAAGTGACAAAAGCAGGCACATTGTCAATGACCTGCTTCAACCAACGTTCGATTTGCTAAAAGTAAAACTTTTCTTCTTCCTCATCAAGCCTCTTTTTAAACACTCTCTCCAGACGATTCATCTGATTCACCTCGTGGGTAGCGATTATATTCCTTCAGTACCGCTTCCCGCACTTTATTGTCAAGCGGAATCGGATCTCTTTCCGGCATCACCAAACTCTCACGCACGTACTTGAAATCCTGCTCCTGCTGCGCCTCCAAGTATCCGGCGTTAGTCATATTCAGAAAAACTTCAGACAAAAGCTTTTTATCATCCTCAGCCAAGTTTTTTCGCTGAAAGTTGCCATAGTCACTCTGCGGCCCGAAATTGTACTCAATCAGCTGCCTAATTAACTGTTCAAGCAACACCTCGGATAAATGATTACATAGAGTGTCAATCGTCATCATAAACGTATCAAAATGCTTCTGGCCCAAGGAATAACTGCCGGAATTCACACCCTCGTCAAACACCAATGACGGCACCAGCAACCCCCGGTAAATCATTTTGTTGAAATATAAAACCGCCCGCTCGAAGGCTTCACCGACGCCGGCACCGGTACCGGTTAACGTTTTTACATCAACCTGCGCTTCATCTTTGCGGCTACTGCGAAAAGCCAAGCCGGTACCGCTCTGCAGATTAGCCAACACCCGCAGCGCCCAGGTGATTTGATTGATTTTTGTTCCTGGATTGTCGGGGTCGTCTATCTCCTCATCTGGTACCAAAGCAGCCACCAGAGGAGTACCAAAGCGGTCTAGTCCCCTAACCCACATTTTCAGTACCGAATCTTTTAAGAGCCAGTTCTTGCGAATGCGTTTCAATAAACTCTTGCCATAGTGATTTCCAAACCGCTTGCCGTAACTGAAAACAATACATTTCTCCTTCGGTATGTCCACCGGTGAACCAGCATACCAGCGGTACTGTTTTATACCCTCCAGGGCGCCGGTCTGTTTATCCACAGCCATCAGCACCGTCAACGGGTGATAAGTAGCCAGGAGATCAAGCATCACGTTTTTGCCTGTCGGCTTGTATACGATCTCCGTACCGGAATATCCAGCCCATAACGCCGATAAAATATCCTGGCAAGCCAGTGAAAGATTGCCTTGCATGTCTTCAAAGTTTTCTCTGATGAATTCAGTTATCTTCGGGTTTTCATGTTTGTATTCTCCCAGCCTGAATGTGCTGATAACATTCAGAAAGTCCAGACCGGTGCCAACAGTCTCGTCGGTATCAATCATTTTCTCAAACTCGGTAAGCGGTACGGTTTCCGGGTTTGCGATGCAGTTATCAAAGAGAAAGAAAGTCTGATCGAGCTGTGAGCCGATTTGAGCATATTTATTGTTTATTGCCCGGTTAATTGCTTGCATTTATCCACACCTACCAGTTTATTTGCGATGATTCGGTCTTGCCGGCTATGCCGCCAGGAGCGCGTATAGCAGCCGCCTTACCTCTATCTGCCGCATGTAGCGCCAGAGCAAACGCCCAAAATTTATCCGCATGATGCTTCTCATCATAATCCGCATCAAAACGAATATTGCCGGCCTTTGTAACCGTCTTTTTGACCGAATGAATCTGCTGCATTAAATCACGATGAGCCGGCATCCAAATGTTCCGATCCTCAAACACTATTTTGGTTGACGGCGCCATTTCATTTTTTACTTGGCTGGTCAAAGTAATACCTTCAACCCTGTTCCGGTACTTCTCCGTCATCTCCTCGGCCAACTGAATACCCATGCCAGTAGCATCTATACAAAGCCTGCGAACATCGGTTCTTCCGTTCAGCAAACGNACTAACGTTTCCCGTTGATCCTGAAATCTAACCTTCTCCAAGGTCATCATCAACCGTTGATGATACCTGTGGCCAACTTGCTCAAGAACAATCAACTCAGAAGCATTACGTTTACGGCCAACATCATAACCGGCCCATAGCGGCCCTTTAGCTTCGTAGCGCATAAAGTTATCTAAATCCGTGTAGTGTTCTAGTTCATCGCTGTCTTTCGCTGCCGCTAAAATCAAATCCCAGGTGATATAAGCCGTGGCTTCGTCGATAAACAGACATTCATATTCCTGCTGGAAGCTTTCCAAATCCATTGAAGCCCGGATGAGCTTCAATGTTGAGGCGCCAAATTCAGCTACCCGCTCATCTGTCGACATTGCCTCGGACTCACGTCTAGCTTTGCCAACAGTAGTACAGAATTCCGGACAACACCACCAGGTCACCACAAACCGTATAAAATGCGGGTACTTTTCAGCTTCACCTTTGGCTATCTCATAAAAAATACCCGTCTTCCCTAAGGGTGTGCTAGCTACGGTTAACGATCCGCCCCCTCGGGTAATGATGGGCACCGCAGCAATGTATATTCGTCTCGCGTTACGATAAAAAGCAAGCTCGTCTAAATAGACATCTGCCTTACCCTTACCACGTGGTTCACGGCAAGGATTGGAAATTAATCTTGACCGCCTCCCGCGGCTATCTTTAAATTCTAACTCAGTTTTATTGTCGGTTATAAGTTTTTTCTGCCACGCCAGGGGTATAGTATCATAAAGCATCCTGGCATAACGGATTTTTTCTTTAGCATCTTCCAGATTATAGCTTACAAAAAGCGAAGTGTGCTCTAGTTTTAAATGGGCTTTAGCTAAACTTTCCGCCGCAAATCCAAAAGAAAATCCCGTTTGGCGGGATTTTAACACCGAACGGAACCGGGAATTACATTCATTAAACTCAATTTGATATTCGTAAAGCTTAGTTTGTTTATCGTCGGTTTTTGTAGCACCCTGGATAAACCCATTTACCGAAGCAAACCAGTGCTTTATTTCGTCAGGAGTCGGATTCTTCTTTACTATCGTGAGCATTTAAGTACATCTCCTGAAGAGTATCCAGGGTTAACTCAACCTTCCCCTGCACCTCCTGTTTCACGTTCTCAGTAGGCTCACCTCGGCTGAGGCGTTCCAGCTTTGTTGCCACGTCCAGCCATTTCGCCAGGTCTGACGGGCTCAGCTCGGACGGCTCTATTTGCTGAATCCGCTGCGCTATCCGTTGTTGAAACGCCATAGCGAGCTTAGCATGCCGCTCGGCCATCTCTAGGATAGCCTTTTCCTTTTCTTCCCGCTTCCGGCGCTCAATATAATCATCATAAGCCTGGCAACGAGCCACCCAGTTATACTTGCTAGACCACTGCCAGATAGTCTGCTTAACCCGCTTCTTGTCTAGCTTTTGAATAGCTTTCTCTAACGACCTTTCAGGCCCTAAATCCCTGTAGACGCAATAAACAGCATATGCCTTGCTACTCTCACCTGGTTGCCGTTCCCACAGCTCCGCCATATATCCTCACCTCTTTTCCTACACGTCGAGCGTATTCTATTTCTTTCTTGCATCCATCACTGTCGCCCGGCTTCAGGTCTTTGCGGGGGTTGTACGGCGCCGGGTTGATGAGCTTTTTTTGGATGCGTCTTATTTTCATGGGCAACTCCTTTTTTTGGGCTTACCAAAGCAAATAGAACGCCGCCCTTTTGGGACGGCTCATAAACTTTTTACAATTTCCTTAGCGGCTTCACCGCTATTATATATTATAATTTTTTTATACCCTTCATTCCTGCCAAGTTTCTGCCATCCCCAACTCTACTGCCACCATGCACACTAATTCCCTTCGCATCCTAAAATAACTTCGCTCGCTGGTCGGCATCTCCCGGCATACCTGCTGCCAGGATAACGCCTGACGATATTTGAGTTCAAATAAATCCCTATGGTTTTCCGTTAACCTTGAAAGCGATCTGTCTATAGCCTTAATAACGTGCGTCATCCTGGCAATAGCTTTATTGCTAATCAATTTTGTTGCCTTACTCGCCGTCGGATCGGATATATATCCCGCTCCGGAGATAGCCTCTTTGAGCGGCGCCTGGCTGATTATGTCCTCACGCAGGTTGATAATCATTTCTTTCGTGTCATCGTAGTTGTATAACTCATTCTCTATGTAGCGCCAATATGCTTTATTTAGCCTTATGCTTGCCCACCCCCCGCCAAATTCTAATCTATATTTTCCTCCACCGGATAAACTACCGTAATCACCACCCAGCAGCCAATTTCCGGCGCGCACCTGGCAACCAGGTTTTCTACCGGTACACTAATCACATCTTCTACAACTTCCGCGCCGACCTCAAGCATTGATATTAATTGTTTTTTAATTTTCCATTCCGTCAGTTTTCCCATACCGCCGCGTTCTCGCCAACGTTGGTAGGCGTGGCCGGTAATGCTTATTTTAGTTCTATTCCGGCGTGACGGCATATTTAATCACCTCAACCTCCACCCGTGGATTGTCCCCGTAGTGTTTGCTTACTAGTAAGTCAACTATCTGGCTATCATTGCGGACAATAACACCTTCAATCGCATCCTCGATAGCCTTGCAAAAGTTACTAGCGTCCGGTTTTTGAGTAGGTCTGATAAGTCCCTGTAATGCCGCTTCCTTTTTTTTTTCGAGAAGCTTTTCGGAATTGCCCGAAAAACTTTTATATTTATAGCCACCGGTCCGTCAATCAATTGAGCGGGCGCGTGTTCTTGAGCGACCGCCGCTACTAATTGCTTGAAGTTACGGGACTTTGCCGGGTCATAAACTATAGCCCGTCCGCCTATGACTGCTGTCCGGGGCCTGCCCTGCGCGACAGGTTCGCCAAAGACAACAAAATTAATGGTTGCTTCACTGTTTTTCGGCATGTTCTTTTCTAGGCACATAAGAATACTCCTTTCTATCCTATCGTTTAAAATTTAGCCTCCTGGCCTTCAATTTTTGGATTCTGGCTTTCTCGCTTCCCTCTCCCTCGCCAAGGATGAAATTTTTGATAATCCGTTTTTGTTTCTAGATTTTCCCGTTTCCCAACCCATGCTTTATTCTTCTCGTCCCACTGCATGTCAAAATACACGGGCAAGGAAATATTCAATCTTTTGAACTCGTCCAGAAGTTTCGTGCATCTGCATTTTTTAGCTTTACTTGACTTTGAAGTTGGATAGGCAATTCTTAAACTCACGCTATCTTTTTCATCTTCCTCTTTCACAACCAGGATTGTGCCTGGTGCATTCAAGTAAAATTGTATTTTTGCGTCTTGCGAAAATTCCTCACCCAAGTCGCTGGTAAAATAAATACAGCTCTTACGCACGCATACTTTTTTGCCGTAATAGGAGGCACGTTTCGTAAGTTTCCTGCCGATTTTTTTGAAATACTGCAGGTCAATTGTTTCCGTCACCGGGGTTTTCGGTATTTCTTCCTCAAAGTCCTGTTTGTTTCTAATTGCGCTTGTCGCAATTAAACCAGATGCCGTTTCCCTGTTAAGCAGTTTATATAAATTGTTTTCTGCCATATTCTTATCCCTGCCTTTATTTTTCTCTTGACACATAATTAATAAGTCTTTTAACTTCTTTTTCAATTGCAACTAAACTATCAACTAAAATTGGAGGCATGTTTTGTTCCAATGCTTTTTGCAAATTTGTTGCCATATTCCAATATGTGTTTATGCCGTGTTTATATAGCACTTGTTTAACCTGCTCTAATTCCTTTATCTGTTTTTGGTTGCACATTAATTCCTTCTCCGCAGTGTTTAGCTTTTTACTTAAATCATTAATTGTTTCCCCTATTTCCTTACTAACCCAGTATCCCAGCTTCTGCCTCTCTTTTTTGTCCACCCTTAAAGCCTCAAAATAATCTCTTTTGGAGCTAAAAAACGGGTGTTTCTGTTTTTCGTCGCGTGATACAACCAAGTAGTAAAGCATTTCCCAGGGTATATCTATATCACCAAGCAAAGCTGTCTTTTTTGTTATTATGTAATCTCTCTCCGGATTGTAATATATCAGTCCCACGCTATCCGGTATTTCATCTATACCAATCAATCCCGCCGGACAAGCAAAATAAAACCTATGACAATATTTGCGGTACGCGGGCCATTTAGTATCATTTTTAAAATCCTGGCGGCTTACTTTCACCTCATATCCTGTTATACATGGGTTTTTCCATGATTTCTTAAACGCTACGGCGTCTAGACGCATAAGATTATTGTTGAACCAGGTCGGACCGTTATTTACTTCTAGGTAAAATGCGTCATTGGTGTTTATGTGCCGCTTTGCGATTTGCCGCAAAATCATATCTGAGCGTATGGTCATATTAAAGAATTAAACCTCCTTTTTTAGCCGTCCGCTGTATTCCTCAAAGGCTCTTTCCGCTTCTTCTTCCCACTTGGGATTATCTGAAAAAGCCCAACAGTCGTTTGCACCACCTATCAGCTCTTTCAGTACTTTGCATTGCCCCTGGTAAAGCTTGCTGCATTTAAAGCAAGTCCTTGACATAATGGTACATACCTCCTTAACTCAAGTACAATTTTTCGATTATCTCTTTCTTTTTCTTTCTCTCAGGATCATCAAGTGTTCTTTGTTTTTTACGTTCTTCTTCCTCTAGCCGGTCAATGACCCAATTAAGTATAGCCCGATAGTCTGACCTATACCGCTTATTGTTCTGGCCTTTGTAGTTATCCAGAATTTCTATACAACGATTGGCGCCATCCTCGCTGCCAAGTTTCGCTACAAGTGACAAATATTCGTCATTGGTCAAGCTGACAAACTCGGCATATTTGACTTTTTTGACTTTGGTTTTTTTACTTTTGGAGCATTGGTCGTCACGTATTGAGTGCCTATCGGGGCATTGGTCATCTGGAGAGTGCTCATTTTTTATACTTTCTTTTTCTTTATATATTTCTTTTTCTTCTGTTTCTGTTTCTGTTTCTGGTTCTACCTTACCGTTTGTTTTCCGTTTATTTACCGTTGACTTACCGTTGTCTTTCCGTAATAAGTCGCTTCTATTCCCTGGAATCCTAGAAGAATAGCCGTATTGGTGAATATCCCAACGGGGGATAAAATACCCATTTTCATCACTGGATAATAAATCCAATTCAATCAAATGTTTTAAAAACTTTTCAATTTCTTTAAAATTTTTATTAGTTTTTTTAAAATTTTTATCTAAAACGACGCGAAGAAAAATAGTTTTTGAATTAAATTTAATTTTTCCGTGATCGTTTTCCGCACTTGCCAGACACCATAACGATATGAGTAATCTAAATTCAGAATCGTCTAATTCTAAAACTTGAGGGCTATCTATCATTCTGTCATATAGGCGAAACCAACCTTTATTTTTTGGCATTTTCTACCCTCGCCACCCATTCAATCCAAACTTCTTTAAAAGGTTGCACCGTCAACCTCTCTATTCTGTATCCCTGGCCGGCTAACTTCTGCCGCACCATTTGTGCCGCCGCATCGGGGTTTTGCACTACAACGCGGCCTTGGAGATAAAAACTAACCATCAGTATCCTTCTCCTAGTCAAATAATGTTTGTTGGTTGATCTCTGTTTCTACTCGCCGCAGGTTTGCTACTGCCTGCTTCCAATAAGAGTGTTTCAATTCAATACCAATATGCTGGCGACCAGTTTTAATTGCTACATAACCCGTTGACCCAATCCCATCAAATGGATCAAATACAATATCGCCAGGATTAGTCCAGAGATTTATTGCCCGCTCAATTACCTGCAACTGAAGCGGGGCAATATGCCTCTCGTCATTATGTTCACGGGCGGATTCTTTTTGAAGTGTGTTTGTCTGATTGATATCCATCCAGACAGGACTTGCATAACGCCGCCAAACGTGGTGGGAGTAAACAGGGTCTTTTTGATACATAGAGATATTTCTATGTTTACGACTATCTTTCAGTAACACTTCTTTTTTTGGAGCATTGGGCTCATCAATTCCCACATACTCTATAAATCCATCTGGACGACTGATTGGTTCATTGTTTACTCCAGGTTTTCGCATTGTAATCAAATAGTCAGATAATCCTTGCCTACACATAGCAGAGTCCTTGACGATTTGCTTATGCATTAGCCCAAGTGCTTTTGTCCTGGTGGCTTCAATTAATGGGTCTTTCCAGATAGCCACTCGTGAATGATATATAAATCCAATGCTTTGAAACAATCTGATTAAATCTCCAGGAAAGTCTTTGAGTCCAATATAACCATCCCGCTCCTTCATAGCGGGAATATCCATACAATGAATAGAAATCAATCGCCCTGGTACTAAAACGCGATACAACTCGTTAACCAGAAAACTAAAATGCGTTAAGAATTCTTGTTCATTCCGGCAATTTCCCATGTCTCTATCACTATTTGAGTAGACATAGAGAGAGGCAAAGGGAGGAGAAAAAATAGAATAATGAATTGAATTATCAGGAATTGTTTTTGTAATCTCCACACAATCTCCTAGATGAATTTCCCAACCGTTACCTTTGTCAACATTGGCAACATACTCAGAGGTTTCCCTAGTTGTTCCCCGAATATTTTCTTTTGTTATTTCCTGTGTTGCACTAACCATCCCCGCTAACATCTCCTTAAATTCTTTTTCTTTGCGTTTGATATTTTCCACAATTGCGCCTTCGGACTCAGAAACAACCACATAAACATCAACTGGTTTAGTTTGTCCAAATCGCCAGCAACGTCTGATTGCTTGAAACCAGGATTCAAAAGAATGGTCAAGGCCGCTAAAAGATTACTTTTGAACAGTGCTGAAAGTTCATTCCGTGGCCGGCAATGCTTGGCTTGCTAATTATTTTTTGTATCTTGTCCTCTGAAAAATCTAATAGTGCTTGCTCCTTATATTCCGGCGAATGACTTCCCCGAATTTCTATTGCACCCTTAATTGTTTTAGTTAAGCATTTCTGATTCACTGTTCAAATAACACCAAATAATACAAGGTTCATTGAATGAATTGGCTATCTCCGCACAGGCATTAATTCTGTCAACGAGGCTATCCCTTTTTGCTTTGCGTTGCTCATTAAGGGTGCGGGCTTCCATCACAAAAAGAGAATTCTCAGGCGGTTTATTATTCTTTACTATAATCTGTTGAATATTTAGTGATGGAAGGATAAAGCCGTTGTCTTTATATCCAAGATCGGATGGATTCCCTAACATCACTGACCAAGACGCGACCCAGTTCCAGAAATCTTTTCGCGCATGACCTTTTAGTCTCCATTGTGAAGTCATGCCGCCATCGTGGACGAAAAACATTGACAACATTTCTCTATAACTCATCACGCCTAGGAATTCGGCATGATTACCTAGCTCCATGTAATCATTCGGAGCAGGTGTGGCGGTGCAGGCCAACTTGTAAGGCGTATTATTGAAAGCAGTAATAATGGTATTTCGGGTTTGAGCATTAAAGTTTTTGATTATTCCGCTTTCATCCAAAACTATACCCGTAAAATCAGCAGAGTCAAATAAATGCAACCGCTCGTAATTGGTAATATTGATCCCCGGTTTTACATCGTTTTGGTTGCGGCAATAGTGGATTTCTATGCCGAATTTCAATCCCTCTCTAACTGTTTGGTGAGACACGGCAAGAGGAGCAAGGATTAAAATATGGCCTTGTGTTTGTTGATAAATATGTTTTGCCCATTCAAGCTGGACGGCTGTTTTCCCTAGGCCTGTGCCAGCAAATACTGCCGCTCTACCCTTACGGAGTGCCCAAAGAGTAATATCTCGCTGAAAGTCAAATAATTTATTGTTAATTTGCTCCTGCGGAATGTTTATGCCAGAGAATTCGACTAAATTTTGCTTTGATTCAAGAAATGTAGCATAATTCACTATAACCGCTCCTCTCCAAGTGCCTGTTTATGTAAATTCTCACCATACATCGCTAACGCTAGGCAAAAATAAACAATCCCAGGACATTTTTATTCCTCCCTCTGAAGTTTTTAAAAAGGTGGGCATAAACCCATCCTTTAAAAATCTTCCATATCTGGATATTGATTTTCCAATTCAGTTTGTTTCTCAGCAGCATATCTTTCCTTTGTTTTGGACAACAACTTCTGGATATTATTAAAAATAGCTTTTAATTGCACTTCTTTTAGTTCATGCAGGGATTTTACTTTATAGCTGCTGCAAAGAATATCCGATGCAATGTTGGCGAAAATATTTGTGTCGTAATCATGCGTTTTGCAACAGTCTTTTATTGCAAGTTCAATATCATTTTTGAGTTTTTCTGTGTTTGTTTTTTTTGTTGGTTTTGCGGTTTTATTTTCTTTTGGCGGGGGGATTTTAACACCGCTGGAAGCGTTACCGTCGTCGTCCTCCTCGGCACTTATACCTACTATGGCCGCAAGTGAATACCTGCGTCCATAAGTTATCGCCGACCCAATCCCTTGGGGGTCAGTTTTAACCGGTTGTAAACTCAAACAACTGCTAATAAATTCGCCGCTCTCATGTAATAACAATGTCTTTACCAATACGTTGCCATTTTCAGATTCTGCCGACTGGATAACGGAAAAACCGTTGTCCGTCAGTGGCTTACGGCAACTTTCCCACACTGCCGCAAGGTCGGCATATTTGCTTTTATAGAACGGATTTTCACTGTCCTTAAGCACTGGTTTGAGCGAGGATTGTACCTTTACTAAGGCTTTAGCCAGCTCTGTAATATTGGTTGACATTTCCATGCCTACTTCCTCCTTTTCAGCTCATAAATCTGCCTGGCATGATAAAATATCTGCCAGTATTTATCTAATTGTTTCCGGTCTACCTTCTGGTATTCAAATCCTTCATCTTCCGTTCTGCCTATCCGCAGGATATAACAATCGTCAACCTGGAAACCGTTTTCCTCTAATAACTGTCTGTATGCGGCTAACTGGTAGTACATTTCTTCATATATGCCCTTGCCGGTTTTAAAATCGAGCAAGGTTTTTTGGTTATTTAAGCTACAATAGCAGTCAATAGTTCCACCGTACTTGTATTGTTCTGAAACAAGTATGATTTCGCTGTCTAGATAGCTAATTTTCTGGTTTTTCTCCCACTCTAAAAAAGACAAAAAAGAATTCTCAGCCAGGTCTATTTCCTCTGGCGAAAATCCTTCTAACTCAGGCTCTATTTTTTTAATGTGGCACTCTACCAGATAATGCGCCAACGTGCCAATACCTGCTAACTTGTCCACATATTTAGTAGTATCTATTCCTTGAAGGCCAAGTTTGTTCGCCCAGGGGACAAGGGCGGGTTTATTTAGCACGCCTAATACCGTAGTTACCCCAGGTACTCTTTGACCATTCCGTAGTTTATAAACTGTATGCGCTTTAACTCTAGTTACTTTTTCTATTGTAGGCATTTATTAAACCTCCTTTTTAAATCTTTAAATCGTCTTTTTATCTTTCTATCCTAGCAGCCGATATTTCATCGTATTCCTCTGTAGCTTCCACGCGAATTACCAAATCATCTACTTTTTCCAGCAGGCTATCCACTTCTTTTTGTAGGTTATTCAAGCTTTCCAGTAAAAACGTTAAATCTACTCTTAGTCGTTCAACCGCCGTAAAGCCAAATACATTTTTGACAAACCTTACCGGCCAGCACTTGGCCAAATTCCACCGCCAACGGCGGCGGGGCTCATAGAGACTCCATATGGCGTAGTCATCTATCTTGAGCAAGTTATTTTTCATCATCTTCTCCCCCTTCATCCTCAAAGTCTGTACTTTCTTTTGTTCTATCCTAGGATAACCCTTCGAAACATAGTCTCGACAGGTCTCCCTCGAACAATCGTCAAACCCTGTATTTCCTCCACCTTTACGCCTGGCGCAGGTTTCCAACTTGGTCGGTCGTTGTGGTTTATGNACTTATTACATGCTTTCCGTTTTTCTTTTATCTGTTCTTTTGTCATTTCAGACAAACCACCGCTTTTTATAAGAATGTCTGTATACTTACAAGTAATGCACGAAACATTTTCATTGATGATTTTCACGGCTTGTAACCTCCTTGTACCATTTTGGCAGTCTAATTAGAGATGTTCTCTCTTTTGGCTTATAATCCTCACATGCTTCCTGTCCCTGCTTGTATTGCAGTTGCAACCTGCAACGTCCCGTCAAGTTTTCAAGATAATGGTATCGACAGGACAGATAGGGACAATGGGAAATATATCTTCGTTCTTTGCCCCTTCTGCTTTTCAGTTGTCCTCCGCACTTTTGGCATACCTGAATCCTCAGGTTTCTTAAGTCCGCGGCGGAATAAAATTGTTTATCGCATTTTTCACATACCAAGTTCATGGTTTCGCCTCCTCCTTATTTATCACTTCACTTTCTTTAGTTTTTCTACCGTTTGCATCGCAATTGTTCTGTTCCGCTTTTCCACTACCACCCCCCGCGCCTCATCCGCATTATTCAACCACTTCTCCAGAGCTGCCGCCGGAATGATGATCCTGCTTTTCTTCTCCCGCCCCGTTCTTTTAAACGGAATGCGGCCATCGTAGACCATGCGGTAGACGGTGGCCGGGGACAGCCCCAGAAGCTGGGCAGTTTCTTCAATGGTGTAGGCCAGGCGGTTTTCAGTTTCTTTTTTCAAGAAATCTCTCCTAATGCGGCTATTTTTAAGATAAAAAAAGACCCTTAAACTGCTTTGTTTCGGTTCAAGGGTATTAAATTGTACTCTAATTTGTATCCCAACGCGGAAATAATTTTTTGGAGCGTCTTGTTTGTTCCAAAATTTTCTCCGCGTTCAATTGCATTGATTGTTCTTGCAGGAATGCCGCTTATTTCTGAAAGTCCGCGTCTTGTAAGCTTTAATTCTTTTCTTTTCATCCGAATCATCTGACCCGGAGTTAAACCAGTTAAATCTGTCATATTCATCCCTCCTGTCTATATATTATCATAATTTCTGATATAAACAAACCTGAAAATAACGCAAATTCTGCTATATTGTCGTTTTTATGTAAGCATATCATTATATATATACGATTTTCTGACATTATCTACGTTTTTTATGTTATTGATAATTATCATGATTTATGTTAATAATAATAAAGGAGGGATATTATGAATGAAATAAAAGCATACATGGGAAAACAGTTAAAAGAACTAAGGAGAATTAAAAAGATAACAATGAAACAGCTTGCAGGAAAACTAAATGTTAGCGTATCTACTGTAAGGGATTGGGAAAGTGGTAGGAATGGTATTAAGTCAGATATGCAAAAAAAAATTATAGAGATATATCATTTACCTATAACTTATTTTTTAAAAACAAATACAGAAAATAATATAATTGATAGAATACCAATTTTAGGTTACATCCGTGCAGGTTTACCGATGATCGCGGAAAAAAATATTCAGGGATATATTAAGCCGCCGGAAGGCATAAAGGCTGACTTCGTGCTTATTGTGGAAGGCAGGAGTATGCTTCCTATTTATTATCCAAATTCTTTGGTTTATATAAAACAACAACCGACGGTTGAAAATGGAGAAATTGCCGTTGTTCTAATAGAAAATGAAGAAGCTACATTAAAAAAAATAAAATATATAGACAAAAAAATAGAATTAATTCCGT